TAATCGTGTCATATTTGAACCTGTAACAAGTCCAATAGATGAACCAATCGCACCTGTTGGATTTCGAGTTATAGCAGAACTTAATGCACCAAGGGCATTTCCTGCAAGTTGCCCTCCACCTGACCATAAAATTTGCTGCTTTTGATTCATTAAAGTATTTCGATGCCCTTGCAAGAAAGCACCTAAATTATCATCCAAGATAGGTACGTCATTAGGATTATTATTAATTAAGGCAGTTTCATCTGTAACCTGTGCACTATAGCCCATATTCGCATCTTTGTTATATGCCTGTATGCCGTATGTGGTTTTATTGGAAGTTCCTAAACTACCTTTAATGGTTAAAGTCAAGTTTGTATCTTCAATATATTCATTCCTGAATGTTGATCGACTTCCTTTGAAATCATCCATCATTAAAACACAGTATGGATACATCATTAATTTGGACTCTGTAACAGGTTTATAACCTAAATACTTCGTTCCTGCGTAATAGCTTAATGTGTCAAAATTCCAAACAGATTGAACATATAAACAATAGTATGTTTTAGAATCACTTGCAGTAAAAGAAACAGGAATAATTTCATTGTTGTTGTTATTAAAAGTAATACTGTTAGAATCCGAAGTGCTACCAATTCCTGTATGATCTGTCACATAGATAGAAACAACGTTATTAATGGCATTATCACTTAGATACAAACCTCTTAAAAACTCACTAGGCTTCGTTACCTGTACATTCGCTTGCTGCGATAGATTCACAACAGGTACCGTATCATTGGTTTGGAATGGTACCAAATAATAACTCAATGGTTGTGGGGTTCCGATAACAGTTGGAATAATAGACTTAGCAGGAAAGGTTACTCCTATTCCGACTGTTGCATCCTGTGCATGAATAGTAGATTTAGCAACAACGACTAACCACTTCCACCCATTATTAGGTTGAAAATTATTAATATAAACCGTTTCATATTCACTACCATAATTCAAATCTTCAGGAACGGTATTCACTACTGGACTTCCGTCAGTATTCCATAGCTTACAATGCTCCCTTGCAACAAAGGAAGGTTTAAAATCCATATCCCATCGCCATGTTTGCATAACATCTATTTCAAAATGGATATAGGTTGTATTCGTTTGGACATATTCAATTTCTGTAACAAAACCATAGAAAACTTTTGCATAATCTTGATTTTGAAAGCTAATATAATTGCAATTCCAAAGTTGATCTACTGACTTATTCACTCTCAAAATAGCGCCTTTTCCTTCAGCTCTTTGAAAGTTTGATTGGGCGATAGTCGCCACATGTGTTTGACTTGCAAACCAATTCAATTGGTCACTCAAGGAGTCAAACCACCTTGTATGTTTGTAATCATTATTGAAAGGAATACCGCTGTAAAGAGCAATATTCGTTCCGCTTAATGGTACAGTCATTTTGAAATCACTTCCTATTCAATAGGGTAAAATGAAAGCTATCCAACATATAAGTTAGATAGCCTATTAAATTGTGTGCCGTTTATATTTATCGTCCTAGTCACACCATTAGGACTATTTATCAAACTCCGATAGTAACAATAGATTGTCCAACAACGTTAGGTGCAGCAGGTTCAATATAGTTCCATTTTGCTGTACCGTCTACAATAGCAGTTCCAGTACCAGTTGGTGCGGTAGTACCTGAAGTACCCGCAACAACAGCACGATAAACATTTCCATTTGCTGTAACTTCATCACCTAAATTGTAAGCATGAGTAGCAGCCCAAGCACTTGTGGAAACATCTGCCCCTGTACCAGAAGAAGTGGCAGTAACAAGCAATTCACCTGTTTGAGATGCTCCGATTGTTAAATTGCCGTTGTTATCAATAGCTGTACCTGATGCTAGTGTAGTGGTAGCAGTAGAACCAGCAACCGTCCAAGCGACAGCATGAGTAGCTGTATCCGTTTGATGAACATAAGCTGTGAACTCGTAAGTAGAACCCGCAGCGAGTTGAATAATAGCAGGGGAAACAATAACCTGTGTTACTGATGGTACTGTACCTGTTACAAAAGCAACAGCGTTTGCGAACCTAGAAGCAGACATAATTTGCCAGACGTGATAGAAGTAGTTGAAATATAAACCTTTAGGGTTACGAACTGTTTCCAGTTTTTGAATCTTGTCATACACCATGAAGAAGTCTTTGTCAACTAGAACAGCTTTTAGACCTGTACTAGCGAATCCGTCGATAACTGTTACATTTCCTAAGAAATCAGTTTTTGACATATTGAACGCCTTTGCTAAAACGTCAACATCAATTTCTGCCTCAGTATCAGCATCAATTAAGAGATGTAAGTCGTCCATAGTAGAACGTTGACGAACTGCAAGTGAATTGAAATCACGAGAACCATTTGGCAATGTCATTTTTCTTGCAATGGAACGCATAGCTTTAACAAATGCGGTTGCGCTTGTTGCATCAACAGGATTAGAAATAGGAACAACTTTGAAAAATCCTTTAGCATAGTAGTTATCTACTACTAGTTTCATGTATTCATATTCGTCAACTTCAGCACTATTGTAAATAGCATTTATAATAGAAGAAAGGAAGTTGTCAAAAGCTTGTGCAGAAGTAAAAGCTAAAGAAAGCTGCTCATCTGAAATAGATTGAGTGTAAACACCTTGACGGTTCATATCATGGAAAAGAGTCTTAACGTTTGGAATCGTGCGCTTAAATAAAGATGTTTCAGAATCACTAGGATTATATTTTTGTTCAGTAGTGATATCAGTAAAGATTTCTTCGATTGAACGTCCTTGAGGAAGTGCTCCTTTTTTGAACTTCTTCAAGGGGTTTTCTAAAGATGCTTGCTTCACAACGACTAGACCGATTCTGTCAACTAAAGCAGTAACAAAAGCATTTTGTACGGTTTGAGACATTTGTAGAGATGCTCCAAAGTTTGCAACATCTTGAGCTGAAGCTAGATTAGCAAATTGTGAGAAAGTGCTTGGGTTTGAATTGATAATAGCATTGATAATATCATAAGAGTTTGAAACTCCTAGATAATTTTGTATATCTTGAATGGTGATTCTAGACATTAAGTCGCCTTCTTTCTATTAATATAGTTATTTACCCTCTAAAGCTTCAATAGTGACCGTTTTAGAGAATTCCTTTGCTTCATCTTTCTTAGGTTCGGTTGTAACAACACCTGTTTGTCGGAATAACTTGCTGTTTGCAACAACCAAATCAGCGTTATCTTTTGCAAGCTTCTCTTTCTCATTGGAAAGAACCTCAAAAGAGGTAGAAGATTCTGTTTTATCATCTCGCAAACTAGTAAGTATTTCCGTTCTCCTTGCTGCTTCAATATCAGGTGAAAGAAGTTCGGATAATAAAGTTTCATGTTCTTCTCTATTTAATGGCATATAAATAAACCCTCACTTTCTATTAATTAACTTCCTTCGTTCCGTAGGATTCCGTACGGAGTACGGAAAGAAGAAATGTTTTCTATCTACTTCTAATTGTAACAAAATAATCCAAAATATGATAGAATTAACTTGACAATTGAGTAAAAACATGATCTTTTTTGTCGAATTATCAAATAAAAGTAAGTCAAGTTTTAAGTTCGATAATCTATTAAATAATTTGTAAAACTTTTTTAGGAATATAGTAGACAAAAGTATAAATAGATGATAATATTAGAAATGTAGTAAGGAGTTACCAAATAATAGTTTTCTAGGGAGGGTGGAAACCTCCACACGATGAAGGTGACTATCGTTAATGGGTTTGGTAGATATTGGCGGTATCTACCTTGCCTAGAGAACTATTGATTCTCTAAAATAAATGAAAGTAGGGATTTAGAAATGGCAAGTAGAAAAATGATGCAACGCGAGGTAACAACCACTTTTGTAAAGGTGGCAATGATTGAGGTAGTAGACGGAGAACCAAAAATGGTTACTCTTCCTGAAGAAGAGCTAGTAGGTAATGTTTCAATGGAACAAGCACAACGCATCTTGAATAAAAAACATGGTCAAGCTGTTACCATTCTCGAAGTATTCGCAGACACAAAGAAATACCAAATGCCTTTAGATGAATTTATCAAGTATGCTGAAGTTGTGGAAGAACAACTCACACTGGAAGAAGTGTAATGAACACTATCACTTTAGGTTTAGAAGTGGTTGTGGTAGTGACTTCAATCATAACATTAGTTTTAACAGTAAATAAAAAGAGATAATTCGGAAGCCTATGGAAACCTTCCTTATTATATAGTTGTAAATTGAATCGTTCGTTCCTAACGTTATAGGACACCCAAACAAAACTATAAAATTAAAAGGTGGATACCAAAATGACAAACCAAAACGAAATTGCAAACGTAGAAGTACAAGCTGAATTAGTAGTAAGAGAAAATGATCGCTATTCTGTAATCCAAGATGCTGAGGGAAAATTCAAACGCAAAGCGAAATACAATCATTTTTCAAGTGTAAAAGCTGAAACTCGTCAAGAAAAAATTTGGATGATGAACTTGCTCGAAGGTTCTGAAGAAAGTGGACAAGGTTTAAAAGATCATGTTGGAAAACACATTGAAGTGGCTGACATTATCACTCGTCCATATGACCGTATTAATGAAGATACAGGTGTAGAAGAATACGGAGTATTAACTTACTTGATCACTCCTGACAAAACAGCTTATGTCACTTCTTCAAAATCTGTATACTTCACCATCATTCATATCATGGAATTGTTTGGTCAACCTGGAACAGATGAATGGGAAAACATCACCATTAAAGTATTAACTGAAAAAGGCACAAACGGCAATATCATCAAAATTAAGCTTGTCTAAGGAGTTGTTATAGATGCCCGCAACAACGAAAGGTATCTATCATAACTTGCGAGAAAGTAAATACGTGGTTTCTAATTCGGAAATCACGTTTTACTTCTCATCAAAGTTTTACCTTAACAAGTTTATAGATGGATACAAAGAACATCGAGAAAAATTTAATAGTCGTATGGAAAACCTTTTAAAAGACTCTCCTTTCAATGTATCTGTTTTGGCTGACATCAAACTCTATAAAGATATTGAAAAGAGAGGGTTTTTTGTAAAGTTATTGAATGTTAAGATTACGGAAGATGATCTAAACAAATATGCACTTAGGTGCATGACAAATAAAGATACTTTAGATTGGGTGATTACTCAATATGGTAAAAATAAGAATAACGTCCAAAGACAAGACGGAATACAACAAACTGAAAAATAAGGTTAAATCCAAAATTGCTAGAACTTCAAAAAAATATGGAGTTAACCTTATTTCTGAAATTGACATTCCTGACTTGTCCGAATTTAAAACACGTAAAGAATACAATGAGTGGAAGGAAAAAGCGTCATCTTTCACAAACCGAAATAATAGACGGTACCAGTATAGAAGAAATGAAAAAGGCTTTGTATATAACATAGCAGAACACGAAAAAGCCAAAAGACATTATGATCGTGGTGTACGTTTAGCAAAAGAACGGAAAAAGAAAATTGAAAATTTAGAATTGAAATTCAATGGCAAGACTATAGGAAAGGTAAAAGACAGGGAAGTGTTATTTTCTCATCCTGAAAGTGTGAACTTCCCTGAACCGTATGATATTAATAAAATCCATGACCGCAAACATTTTGAGAGAAGATTAGCACAATATGAAAAGCGTTCTTCACCTAATTTCTTCAGAGATGCAGACAAACGCATGCAAGACAACTTTATTAAATCAGTGGAAGGTTCCTTTGATAGTTCATCGTTTGTAGATAGTGTCATAGATAAGATTAGAAGTTTACCTCCTGATGTTTTCTATGAATTATACAAACAAAATTTCAATGAATTCGACTTTACTCTATATGATAGTGAAGGTCACTTTGCAAGTGCAAACCTTTCACAATTAGTTGCCATTGATCATATCATTAATGAATGGGTTGATGGTGATAATGAGGATATTGAATTATTGAAGGATTTTCCTGATCGTTTGTAAGGAGTTGGTAGGGTGGAAGGAACGGTTAAATGGTAAAGAAAAGAAAGAACTATAGTTGTGACTTTGAAACCACAACAGAACTTGATGATTGTCGTGTGTGGGCATATGGCTGGATGGAAATAGGAAACAAATCAAATTACAAGATTGGTAATAACCTAGATGATTTTATGAAATGGATGGAAAAAGCGCAAGCCAACATCTATTTCCATAACTTAAAATTTGATGGTTCCTTTATCGTCAACTATCTCTTAAAGAATGGCTTTACATGGGACAAGGATGCAAGCAAAGAAAAAACTTTCAACACAATCGTATCTCATATGGGTGTATGGTATATGATAGATATATGTTGGGGTTATACAAAAGATAACAAGAAAAAACACACACGCATTTATGATAGTTTAAAGAAATTACCATTTAAAGTAAAACAAATTGCTAGAAGTTTTAATTTAGAAATAAGAAAAGGTGACATTGATTACAGAGCGAAAAGACCAATTGGACACGAAATAACAGATGAAGAATATGCCTATATTAAAAACGATATTGAAATTGTTGCGGATGCTTTAAAAGCGCAATTTGATCAAGGATTAACAGCCATGACTTCAGGAAGTGATAGCTTAGAAGGATTTAAATCTATCATATCAAAGAAAGCCTTTGAGAAGTTATTCCCTATCTTGGATATGAAAGCGGATAAAGATATTCGTTATGCCTATCGTGGTGGCTTCACATGGGTGAATGATCGTTTTCAAGGGAAATCAATTGGTGAGGGTATGGTGTTTGATGTCAATAGTTTATACCCTTCTCAAATGTATGACCGATTACTCCCTTTCGGAATGCCTGTACCCTTTCAAGGAAAATATGAATACAATGAAGATTACCCCTTACACATACAACACGTAAAATGCGAATTCGAATTAAAAGAAGGATACATTCCAACCATACAAATAAAAGACCCTGATTGGAAACACATATTTGCAAGAAACGAATACTTAAAATCTAGTGAAGGATACAGCGTGGACTTATACTTAACCAATATTGATTTAGAATTAATAACAGAACATTACGATATTTATAATATTGAATACATTGACGGTTGTATGTTTAGAGGAAGGAAAGACATTTTCAAAAAATTCATTGATAAGTGGATGTATGTGAAAACCACTTCAAAGGGGGCGATTAAACAACTTGCTAAGCTGATGCTTAACTCGTTGTATTGACTATGGTAAATTCGCAACCAACCCAAAAATGACAGGAAAAGTCCCTTTCTTAAAAGAAGATGGTGCATTAGGTTTTATTGGTGGAGAAGATGAATATCGCGACCCTATCTATACAGCAATGGGAGTATTCATAACATCATGGGCAAGATACACCACGATTACAACAGCGCAAAAATGTTTTGACCGTATCCTATATTGCGATACTGATAGCATCCACTTAGTAGGAACAGAAATTCCAGAAATCATAAAAGACATCGTAGACCCCGACAAACTAGGCTACTGGAAACATGAATCCACATTTAAAAGAGCGAAATTCTTAAAACAAAAAACCTATGTAGAAGATATTTATGCGAAAATTGAGACAGGAAGAACCATTTTTGAAAATGATGAATACAAAATCAGAACATTGAAAAAAGTAGAATGCGAACCCCACGAAGCAACAACGACCATCTTAAACGTAAAATGTGCAGGAATGAGTGACAAAGCGAAAGAGCATGTAACCTTTGAAAATTTTGAAATCAACTTAACCGTAAAAGGTAATTTAAAACCAAAGCAAGTAAACGGCGGTGTCGTTTTAATAGATGATGAATTTACAATTAAATAGGAGGGTTGAATCGTGGCTTTCAAAAGATGGGAAAAAGATGAGTTTATTCCTCTTTACAAACAACTAAAAAGTGAAGGTTTAAAGGAAAAAGAAATTGCTAAGGAATTATTTGTTAGTAAAGCAACCCTCACAAATTATAAGAAACAATGGGGTTTACCTATGGTTGCGAATAAAGACAAGAAAATGTTAACCAATCAGAATGGGTTAACAAAAGAAATGTTAGAAGAAGGAAAGAAAAACGGTTTGAACTCCAGTTTGATCAATGCGCGATTAACGAATTGCCATTGGACAATAGAAGAAGCAATTACAATTCCACCGTTAAAAAGAGGAAAGAAATTAAATAGAGGAAGGTTGTTGAGTGCAGATGGAATTAAATGAATTGATTGCAGAAAATGAAGAACTTAAAAGTGAGGTTTTATTTTTAAGAAAAAGAAATTTAGATTTAAGACAAAAATCATGGTATTCAGTTTATGAGGAAAATTTAAGGTTGAAACAGGAAAACGAGAAAAAATTTAGTGATTTAGTTAAATATGAAAGAACCATTGAACAACTAAGAAAAGAATTAATACAAGTTGGACAAATAGCAGATAAATATTATCAAGATGCTGTTGAAATTGGTAAAGAAAATCAACGTTTATGGAGTGTGATAGACAGTGTTAAAACGTTTGTTAAACAGTTTACCAAGTGATTGGATTTATTCAGCTATTTTAGCAGTTATTATTTGGGGATTTGTGTTTATATTAGCAGGAGGTAAATTTTAATGTTAGTCAGTATTGAAAATTTATGTAAAGAAGCATTTGAAACCGCAAACAGTAAAGGATGGTATGATAAACCTCGTTCATTTGGTGATTTTATCTCTTTAGTACACGCGGAAGTTTCCGAAGCCTTAGAAGCAGATAGAA